TAAAGCTTATGATATATACTGGAAAAAAGACAGAACAGGAAGTTGCCAATGATAAGTCTGCAAAAATAATGAATGGAGTTGCTACATGGTGCAGCTTTTATCGTGCTAATCCTCATAGATTTGCCAGAGAGTATCTGGGAATTTCACTTAAATTATTTCAGGTTGTGTTACTTTACATGATGAATGTAAGTAACTACTTTATGTATCTCGCTGCAAGGGGTTAACAAAAAGGGATTTGGAGGATAATTACCTCCCCCCTTTCTTATTAAGTAATAAGGGAGGGTATTTATGAAGTGTATATTTTCAGATGAGCAAATAAATTTTTTAAGAAAGAATTATCACAATCTTCCTTATAAAGAGATTGCCAAACAACATGGATTTACAGAAAGGCAAATTCTTGGGAAATTAACAATATGGGTCTTTCTAAATTAAAAAATTTAATAAGAGATATTTTCAGAAGATTGATAAACCTAACCAAGCTTATTGGCTAGGTTTTATTTATGCAGATGGATATTTAGTCGTAAATACATATAATCGAAATTATGAATTGGCTATAGAATTACAAAGAGGTGATGCTTCTGTTTTAAATGAACTTAGTTGTGAATTAGGCGGAGTTCATAAAATCGCATTTAAAGAAGACATCAAAATCTTTAATGGGTATACTTATTGTACCGAGTCATGTATTATTAGAATATATTCGAAGGATATAGTTTATGATTTAATAAATAAGAATGTTCTTCCAAATAAAACTAATAAAAAAGATTTCCCTATATGTAACCATCTTTTCTTTGAGTTTCTACGAGGTTTTTTTGATGGTGATGGATGTATTTATATCAATCCCAGAAAACAAATCAGCGCGAAATTCACAAATGCCAATCTTGACTTCTTAAATTATTTATTAAAAGAAATCCAGAAACGGTTAAGCATAAGCGGGTCTATTTATAAGGAAACAGATAAAAAATATATCTTAATGTATTATAGAAAATCTGATGTGAAAATTTTATTAGACTCAATGTACGAAAATTCTAACTGCTGCTTCTTAAACAGAAAGTATGAAATATATAAATCCTATTATGGCTCTCCTGCTTAGAAATAAGCAGGTAATAAAGAATGGAAAATCGGTAAACGCTAAGTCATTTGATATGCCAATACCGAGGTAAAGCACAGATTACGAAAGGCTGTGGCTCACCGTAACGCATAGGAAGTGAATAAATATAATCTTCCCAAGAGTCCGTTCCACCTAAACGTAAAGACGTAGGTGAAAATGTATGCTAGACTGAGTTGGAATTGACCAACTGATGAAAATGAGGGAAACCTCCAGAGTTGTAGATAAAAAGCTACAAGTTAATAACATTCGCAGGGAAAAACATGGTTAACCGCACTCTTTTGCACCATTCGGTGTATTCTATATCCCGGAACTAAAATATGTGTTGCATCAAAAAATCGAAATCAAGCCAACGAAGTTCTTGAAAAAATAACTACGGATTTTTTAGAAAAATCGGATAACTTAAAATTAGAAATAGAGGACTATTCGGTTGGACAAAATAAAGCATTTATACTCTTCAAAAACGGATCGTGGATCAAGGTTGTAACCGCTTCTGATTCAGGGCGTTCAGCCAGAGCAAATATTTTGATAACAGATGAGTTTCGAATGGTAGACCTGACCGTTATCAACACTGTTCTTCGTAAATTTTTAACTGCTCCAAGAACGCCTAAGTATTTAAATAAAAAAGAGTACAAACATCTTGTGGAGCGTAACAAGGAAATTTACATGTCAAGCTGCTGGTTTAAAAGCCATTGGTCATTTGAAAAGGCTAAAGCTTACTGTGCTAATCTTGTGAATGATGCTAAAAAGTATTTTATTTGTGGGCTACCATACCAAATTTCAATCAAAGAGGGTTTGCTTTCGAAAGAACAAGTCGCTGATGAAATGTCAGAAACAGACTTTTCTGAAATGGCTTGGAATATGGAAATGGGTTGTCTATGGTACGGGGATAAAGACGGCAGTTTGTTTTCATATGAAGATACCTCTAAAAATCGCTTACTTAAACGATGTATATATCCTCCGCATATTTCTAAGTTATTATCTAATAAATCAGTGAAAATTCCTGAACTCAAACCAAATGAACAAAGGATTATATCTGTTGACGTTGCTCTTCTGGCTTCTAGGAAACAAAACAATGATGCTGCTTCTATTTTCATTAATAGTGCGATTCCAACGGCTAATCAAAAATACATTGGTAATATGATCTACACAGAGAACCATGAAGGGTTAAACACTGATGAATTAGCGCTTATTGTGAGGAGATATTTTGAAGTTTTTAAATGTACCTATATTGCACTGGATGTTAAAGGAATCGGACTTGGTGTATATGATTGTTTAATAAAGGATATGTATGATCCCCTTACAGGTGAAACATATGGTGCGCTGAGTTGTTGTAACGATAAAGTGTATGCTGAACGATGCAAAGTACCAAATGCCCCGAAGGTCATATGGGCAATCCAAGCAACTGCACAATTTAACAATGATATGTATTTAGGCTTACGAGAAGGATTTCGTCAGCATAAAATAAATTTACTAATTAACGAATTTGAAGCAGAAGAATATTTAAAAGATATTCGTGGATATGCATCATTGCAAATGAGTGACAAAGTGTTACTTCAATTGCCATATATACACACAACTTTGTTGATTAACGAACTAATCAATCTGGAATTTGAGGCAAAAGGCGTAAATATTAAGGTATATGAAAAATCCGGAATGAGAAAAGACCGAGTTTCCAGCGTTGGGTATAATTACTGGATACAATGCCAACTGGAAAGGAAACTAAAGAAACCCAGAAATGGTTCTTTTGATCCATCAAAATTCATTATGACAAAACAACCGGCACTTAGAAAAAGGTAGGAAAGGAGGTGGCGAATAAATGAAAGTAAAAGATTTATCAAAAGAAGATCAAGAAAAAGCACTATTGCGATATTCACAACTGGTATTTGCTAATTTGAAGAAAAATATCATACAAGATTTGGTGAATAGCCGCAACGAAAGTGTAATATACAAGAAATATCCCAAAGACAGAATCGTTACAATGATGGAGAATCCACAGAGAAACGAAAAGGGCATACGGGAGTTGAGTGGCTTTCTGTATCTAGTGTCCAGCCATTATCGTCGACTTGTAGATTACTATGCTACAATATTAATATACAATTACACCATTGTTCCTACCAACTTTCCTCATAAGAAACCCACTAATAAGGCTAAATATAAAGAGACTTATTACAATATCATCCATGAATGTGAAAAGTATAATTTGAGGCATGAAGCAACAAAAGCTATTAAAATTGCAGTTCGCGATGGAATTTATTATGGGTTATGTTATGAGACCTCTGATTCATTTTATATTAAACCTTTCGATAATAGCTACGCCAAAATATCATCAATAGAAGATGGTACGTTTGTTTTTTCAATAAATTTAAATTATTTTAGCGATAAAGAAGATTTACTGCCGATGTATGGTACTGAGTTTGAATCGGCTTGGTTGTCCTATAAGGGTGATAAAGTAAAGAAAATAAAGGGCAATAGAAAGAAGCAATGGTTTGAGCCTTCCAATGGAATATGTATAAAGGCCGATGAATCCGACCCCATCTACTCTCTCCCTCTTTTCACGGGACTATTATTATCTGTGTTTGACATAGAAGACTATAAATTACTTCACAAGGCCAAGGCTGAAAACGATAATTATAAAGCATTGTCTGCGAAAATGGAAACTGATGACGACGGTGTGCCAATAATGGATTTTGATGTTGCTACTAAATACTATAACCAAATGGCAGCTAATCTTCCTGATGGCATAGGACTTCTGTTATCTCCATTTGAAGTAAAAGACTTTTCCTTTAGCAATTCTGCCGTCTCCGAGAAAAATGATGTCATAACAGCCGAAGAAGACTTTTGGTTCTCTTCGGGAACGAGTCCTCTAATCTTTGGTAGCAGCAAGGCTACCTCTTCTGCTTCTCTCACTCTCTCAGTCAAACCCGATGAGGAAATTTCATTCTTATTGCTCCAACAGTTTGAACGGTATTTTAATAAGAAAATCAAGAAAATGGATTTACCCTTTGGATTTAAGATTAAATTTTCTGATCAATCCATATTTAATACCACGGAGCACATCAATCGATTGTCTAAAGCTGCTCAATACGGAATGCCCGTAAAATTACAGTATGCATCCGCTCTTGGTTTATCTCCAAGTGATGTTGTTGGCATGTCATACCTGGAAGATGATATTTTAAGTCTGGCAAATAAAACATGGAAAACACCTCTGATTAGTTCCAATACCCAAAATTCTTCAGATGGAGAAGCCGGTCGATCTGCGGTTGAAGCTGGTGAAACAATAACTGAAAGTAACGAAAAAACACGCGAAGGCGATAGCAATACCAACCGTTAAATAGGTGATGATGAAATGCAAACTAAATTAATTAAGGTTTTAAATCCAGATAAAGCGAATGAGCTAATTAATCTTGGTTTTAAATACACTCTTGAAAGTATAAACAACCAAACTGTTTATGCTTTTTTTGTGTCAAAAGAACTGACTGATTATCTGCACAGTAACTTTGATGCAAAAGACTTCTTTTATAATAACATGCTTCACTTCTAGCATGAGAAAGGAGAAAACCAAAAAATATGAGCAAAAATATTGTCTCATTGCTTTTTAAATCGAGACTTACTTCATTTGAGAAACTAAATGATAACTTTCTAAAGGCAAAATGCTATGTTTTGGCTTTGGGAAAAAATCAAAACAAATCCTATTTCGCCAAAGATAATGTCGATAAAGCATATCCAACTTTGGCATATGTCCCTGTTATTGGTCATCTTATAAATGATGAAAACGGAAATTATTATCTTGGTGGACATGATTATAAAATTGATATTGCAGATGGTTTCAAACTGAAAAGTCAATGTATTCCTTTTGGGGTAGCTATTCCATCTCCGGAACCCCAGTATGAAGAAGTCGTCGAAGCAGACGGTACATTGTCCCAGTATCTTATCTGTGATGTTGTTATTTGGATCGGTAGATATCCTGAATTAACCAATGCGATATATGATTCAGATACTTATTTTAATCATTCCATGGAAATTATGTTCAGCAAGTCTGAACCATTAAGCGAGGATAATTCCTATGCCAACATTATTGATTTTTCGTTCGACGCACTATGTATGTTGAATAAGTCTGATGATCCCAAATTTAATGTGAAACCATGTTTTCCGAGTGCAGCTTTTAAACCGGCAAATTATAGCTTGGATCAATCAGAATTCAAATTGCTGATGGAAGAAATGAAAAATGAATTAAAGCTACTATTTACAAAAAGCAATGAGTTACAAGGAGGAACAAATTTGAATGACAAATTAAAAATTCTTGAAAAGTTTGGAAAGACCGTTGATGATTTGGATTTTTCCATAGATGATATGGACATTAAAGATCTAGCTTTGAAAATGGAAGAACTTTTTGGGGCAAGTAAAACTGAACCGTTGTCTTTCTCCGCAACATATAAGCAGAAAAGACAAGCGTTGAATGACGCTCTGAAACCTATTATCGTCAAAGATGCAACTGGAAATTATATTGAAGAGACATATTTCTATGTAGAAGACTTTTCCGATGAATATGTCTTTGTAGAAAAGGATCATTGGACGAAAGATAATTATGAATGCAAATTCGGTAGATATTCATATACATTTGATGAAAGTGCACTGACTGCTTCTCTCACCAGCAATTTCGAAGAAATGATTAAAGTATGGCTAACACTTGATGAGAAATCACAGTTGGATGCAGAGCGGGCTAAGTACACTGTCATTGAACAAAACTTTGCCGAATACAAGGCATCTCACAGTATGACCAACGATGAAGCAGAAAAACTAGCTGCCTATAAATCTGAAAAAGAAGCTGAAACTATCTTTAGCAAGTATAAGGATAAGATTGGCGAAACTGCGGAATTTGCAGAATTAAAGAAGCACATTTCTGATTATTCATTGGATGCACTTGAGAAAGAATGTATTTATATTGTCGGTTTACATGCATCTGAACTGTCATTTAGTAAGGAGCCCGTAACACGCCAATCATTAAAATTCTCTGTAGGGGAGCCTGATAACTCGAATACAGATGAACCTTATGGTGGATTAGTAAAAAAGCATTTAAACAAATAAGAAAGTGAGGATTTCAAATATGGCACAAAGATTCGTAAGAACTGATAATATGTCAGCAACCAAAGTACCATCTTTAATTAAAAGCGCAAAATACTTTGATGCAAAGGGTGCAGCTGCAAAAATTGATAATGGTGAGTTCGTATCCATTGGTGCTTTACTAACTGGCGAGCGGGAGGTTCATAAAGCAACTACTGCAGCAGCCACTGATACTTATATTGGGTTAGTGTGCACGCCTGAATTGGAGTATGATGAGAAAGGTTATCATGGAATTGATACATATGGTAATATTGCTGATCAGGTGATCCGAGTGTTTGTTCTGCAAAAAGGTGACATTTTCTCAATTGGTAATGAAGGTGCTGCTGGAGCCGATAAAGCATTTGCTAGTCTGACAGCTAAATTTATCGGCACTGAGACTGTTGGTAGATATTCGTACAATGTTTACGAAGTACAGTAATTTACAGAAAGTGAGGTAATAGTAATGGACAAAAATTTAGTACAGCTTGCCATTGATGGTTATAAAGGAACCCCGGCTGGTAATTATTCTGTATCAGATTCTATGGAGACATTGAGACGAGCATTGGTAGAATTAAATGGTGGTTCTACAAAATTAGATTATAAGGCAATCAGAGATGGAAAATGCTCCGGGTTGTTTGCAGTGATTGAAGAGATCATCACGAAGACAGTTATCGAAGGTCTTCCTGATAATTGCCCGCTTTTCGATTTTGTGGATTTTAGAAACTTAGCTCTTGGTGATACCAATGTTTTTGAAATTGAGGATGATAACTTATTCATAGTGGCAGATATTGCAGAGGGGACACAAGGTATTCGCAGACAGAGATTGGTCGGCGGCGAAGAAATGCCGGTTAAGACTCAGTTAAAAGGTATTAAAATCTACGAAGAACTAAATAGGGTTCTGTCCGGTAGAGTAGATTTCAATAAATTAATTGACAAAGTTTCAAAGTCATTCGTACGGAAAATTAATAATGACATGTATGCGGGTGTTGTGGGTGGATTTAATGATTTGGTTTCTCCTTATAAGGCGAGTGGCTCCTTTGAAGAGAATAAGCTTGTCACTTTAATCGACCATGTAGAAGCTGCTAATGATGGAAAAACTGCAATGGTCTTAGGTTCCAAGCAAGCGGTTAGAAAAATTACCGGAATCACTGGAGCTGATGCAAATTCCGCAAAAGAAGACCTGTATGCAATGGGTTACTTTGGACATATTGGAGAAAACCCTGTTATTACAATGAAAAATTCTCATAAAGTCGGCTCCACTGACTTTATTCTGGGTAATGACTTGTATATTATTTGTGCAGATGATAAATTTGTGAAATTTGTCACCGAAGGGGATACGCTAATTATTCCAGGCGATCCACTTTCCAATTCTGATTTATCTCAGGAATATTTAATGGCACAACGTTATGGTGTTGCCGTTGTGATGAAAGAGGTAAATGGAATTTACCAGTTATCGTAATATTAAGTGGGAACATCTCCCGACGTCGAATTAAAGGAGGATTTTTTAAATGGCTGGTTTAACCAGAGAAGAACGGGCAAAAAGAAAGGCAGAGCAAGAAGCCGAATTAAAGGCTGAATTGAAATCTGAGATACGAGCTGATCACGAAGAAAAACTAAAAACAGCAACAGTGTACTCAGAAGAAAAAACTATGATAGCTAAAAAAATTCAAAGTGCTGTGAAAATTCCTTTAGATACTGTGATTCCTGTTACTTGTAATGTACAGGGTGGAGCAATCTATGCTTCAAAAAAAATTAATGGCTACATTGTGGAATGGGATGAATATGGCTCAACAGAGTATATGGAACTTTCAGAATTAGTATCCATGAGGAATACCGACCGGAGGTTTTTTGAAGATAACTGGATTATATGCGAAGATACCGAAGATTATACTTCTATGCAGATTTATGATTTCTTGAAAGTTGCAAAATATTATCAGCACGTATTTACTCCTGATGATATTGACAGTATTTTCGAAAAGGATGCAAAACAGATCATCAAATTAATTTCAACTCTCTCGGATGGAATGAAGAGTACCATAGCTACCAGAGCAAAAATCAAGATTGACTCTAAGGATATTGATTCAAACAGTAAAATTGAAGCTCTCGAAACAGCGTTAAATGTGTCATTTAGTATCTAAGAAGGAGGCACTGGATGACGACTTATAAAGAAGTGTTTGATGAGTTCAAAGATGGGATAACAGATCCAGAGTTGCTTGAATTTGCAAAAGAGCTACATGATAATATACTTAATGCAATCATGCGGAAAGCTATAGCAAAATGTAATCGTATTACAAAAAAGACTGTTGACTTGTCTCTTGCCGATGACGAATTAATGCAATTTCCATTTATTATACCAGGAGAAGTTATGGATATTCTCATTGAATGGATGACTGTATTTTGGTTAAAACCTTATGTCAACAACATTGAAAATCTCCGTAACGCCATAAGTACAAAGGACTTTTCTGTATTTTCTCCCGCTAATCTACTTGAAAAAATTGGTGATAGATATGATAAGTCTCGTAAATATGCGAAAAGTCTGACAAACGAATACTCATACATAATTGCTGACATGAAGGAACTTAAGACATGATACAAGTAAAATATGGTGTACTCCCAAAGGATAACTTCTGCAAATATTTTAAATTTCTAATAAATAAAACATATAAGATACTGCCGCTAAAAGAGGAAGGTTCTAAAACATTAAAAGATTACTTGGAAAGTTACCTACGCGAATTAATAGGTAACAAGGAACTTATAACTGTATTGGTTGATGAGCCGAAATTTATTACAATCCTAAATACAATGCAATATCTTATAACAGAGGAATATTCTGCAAAAGTCTGTAAAAAAGAAGTCTTTAAATGTATTCGAATATTGGAAGAAATTAATGAGAAATACTTCAAGCCTGGAGGTGTGATTAGTGGATAGATATTCAGAAAGAATCAGCCTTCTAGGTACATCTCAACGAGATCGCTCTTTAAACAGGTTGCGTAACAGTCTAATCAATAAGCTCCCACAGTCCCTATCATATAAGAATGTAAAACTAAACGGTGAAGATACTCAGTTAATTATCAATACTGGTACTAAACCTTATTATAAAGAGTTTGAAGCCTTGCCCGGACAAAAGGTCTTAGTAGGTGATTATATTGAATGGGCAAACTGCATATGGCTGGTGTATGAAGCCGATTGTGATGATGAGATATATATTGACGGAAAAATGTATCAATGTAATTACATCCAAAGATGGCTAAATGATTCTGGTAAGTTAATTGAGCGCCCGTCGTTTGTCTTGAACGCGAGTGCATACAATAATGGAGAAACAGAAAGCAAAATCCTTACTCTTGCATCTAATCAATTCATGGTATATATGCCAATTGACAAAGAAACGCTAGGTATTCGCAATGGAAAGCGTATGTTTATGGATTACAATATATCTGAATCTTCAGCATATGAACTATCACGTCCAGATACTGTTTCCATGAAGTTTGGAGAAAAAGGGGTTACATATTATATTTTTACACAAACTCAAAAGTCGGACAAGGATAGACAGATCACTCTTGATTCTGGAGAAACCGTATGGATTTCAGACTACTCCCCTCCCGCTCCATCCCAGCAAAACATCTCAAATGAAACAACAGTTTTATCTGCTATTAACGGAAGCCGTCAATTAAGGCTGAGCCGTCCCAAAACATATAAAGTCAGCTTCACAGACATGTCGGGCGATATCATTAAAGGAAATAACTATTCCTGGAACGTTGATTGTGAATTTGTTGATAAGGTTAAAATTCTCACAAATGAAGATACAATCACCTTGCAGGTGGATGATACTGATTTCATTGGCGAATCACTTATACTACAGATAGTCATTGATGGAACTGTAAATAGTTCACTGAAAATTTTGATTTCAGATGTATATTAAGGGGGGGGGTTAAGTGGCTACAATTTTAAAAGACATTGGTGCATATAAAAGTAAGTTGATAACAATCGTTACAGCCTCACCTGATATATGCGAATTAATACTTGGCGAAGGCTACAGTGATGAGTGTTTAGATGATATTGGATACAGCCATATATATCCATATCTATATGTTGATGACACTCAAGATAAAGAGTGTAGCTACCTGTGTATAGAGGTTGATATTCCGCGCATTCCAACGGCAGTAATAAAAGAAATGAAAGTTATAGTCTGGGCATATTGTCATAAAAAGATTATGAAATTTACAAAAAAAGGATATCAGGGTACTCGTATGGACGTACTTTCCGATATGGTAGAACAGGTATTAACTAATTCAGAGCAGTTTGGAATTGGGCATCTACACTTGGATTCTGTCACATATATTTATCCCAACAACAAATATTATGGACGACAAATGATTTTCACTGTTCCTGATTTCAAGATAAAAGGGTAGGTGCTTATGACTAATTATTCATCTTTTGACTATTTGTGCAATGAGCCTTTTTTTATTGAAGGCATCGGCAATGTGAAATGTCCGACACTAAGGGATATCCGGAAAATTAAATATCGGGTATTTACTTTATATATAAATATTCTTACTATGTCACTGGAAACATACTTAAAGACGAGCAATACTCTCTCTGAATATCAAAAACTCAGTAGTGTGCAGCAAGCAGATTTTACCTTATATAATGTATTGGTGATTAGTTCTTCGCAACTTCTACAGGAACTAATTAGTTTTTTTATTAATGGTACTGCTGTCTTTGATGTAGATACGCTCTCTTTTTCAATTTATGAAGATCATGATGACGAAAAAATGTTGGTGGGAAATATTGATAATAATAACTTCGAAATTTTCCAGACAGAGATACAGCGGATTCTAGGTTTGAAAAACCCGGAACAAAAGCAACCGGCCTTTAAAAATGATTACGCCCGGCAGTTGTATGAGATGTTCCAAAGTAATGAGCAAAATATAAAGAAAAATTCAGATGAGAATTATGAAATAGATAACATGATTTTAAAGTTCTGTACCCATAACAAAACTGGGATCAATATTTTAAATGTATGGGATATGACCTATTATCAGTTCTCGGTTATGTTCCGAGAATATAACATTGCGCGACAGTATGATTATTATGATTGTATGGCCGCTAATACATTTTCATTTAAAAAATCTTCTGATTATAAGCCTATGGACTATATGAAGAAATTTTAATTCAAAAAAAATATTTTATTTTAGGAGGAAATTATTATGGATCTTAACATGGCAAACAGACAGTGTTGTAAACTGGATATTAGGGAGTATAGCACAAATAAACCTTGGATGTACGCCGATTTCTGCAATACCACTACCGCCGGATTTTCTAGTGAACCTGTTTACGCAATGAAGATGGGTTCAAAAGCAATCAAATTTGATAATCCGCTGGATGCAACTATGTCACTAACGTTCCAAGTACACCCATTCCGTATCTATGCAATGTTGAGCGATGGTGAAGTTGAAACAACGGCCGTTGTTCCAGCAAAGGAAGATGTGAAAGCTACCACAGCCGGTACTCTAAATTTAACAGATACTCCGATTGCTGGTACTGTATATGTCTATGAAGAAGGTGGATTCGGTGGTGAAGCAATTGAGGGAACTGTGAGTGGAAAGGCATTTACTGCTGCTAAAGCAACAGGGATTGCAGTTGGTTCTAAATATACCATTGCTTATCTGGTTAATAAAACTGCTGGTGTAAAGAAGGTAAGTTTCAATAATAAAAAAGTGCCGAAAGATTTCCGCGTTACTCAGGAAACTCTGGATAAGGATGAAAACGGAAATCTGGTTCCAATGAAAATCACTGCATTTAAAGCTTCCCCAAAGAGAAGTATGGAGTGGTCGTTCACTTCAGAAGGAGATCCTGCTGAATTGACTATCACTTTTGATGTATTGGAAGATGCAGACGGTAATATTTTGGAATTTACTGAAATTACTGAGTAGTGACATTACTAACATTAAGCACCCTCCATATTCTAAGAGGGCGCTTATTCAATAGGAGAAATTATGATTAAGGAATGCAAGGTTATGTTGAGCAACCAAGAAGTAATGGTTGTACAATACGGCGATCAGAAAATTCAGATGCCAAGCAAGTGTGCATTATACGATGTTGGCTCCACCATTTATGTGGAGTGTGATAAAAACAAGTTTACAT